CGAAGAATTCAATGCCGTTAACGAGTCCGGTGATCGCGTCATAAGGGCTCTCGCTGCAGGAATGGGTGTCGCCCGAAAAGACCTTAAGGCGATGGCTGATCAGGGACAGCTGACCATTGATAAAGTCGTGCCAGCCATGATAAGTCAGCTTGATAATTTGCGGGGGGAGTTCAGCTCCATGCCGCAGACAGTTTCCGGATCGCTGCAAAAAGTGACCAACTCCTTTATGGCATGGATTGGGGGCATTAACCAGGCAACAGGCGCTACTTCTGCCTTATCCGGTGGGCTTGATGGTGTCGCCGGAACACTGGATTCTCTTACGTCATCTGCAGTGAGCGGCGCTCTGAATGACGTCGCTAATAACATGTCCACTATTACAACAGTTGCTGGTGCGCTGGTTGGAGTGGGGTTGGCGAAGTATCTCGGGGGTGTCGTCAGCAGTGCCACGGGGGCTACAGCCTCATTGCTTTCCGCCGCTAAAGCAGAAGTCGCTCTTGCCGTCGCGCAGGAAAAAGCAGCCCAGTCGGCAGTGGCTGCTTCAAGAGCTGAGGTATATAGGGCACAACAGGCCGTTCAGACAGCTCGCAGTGCTGATGTGCAGGCGGCTCAACGAGAAAAGGTTGCCGCCGCAGAGGCGAAGGTTACAGCAGCTCAAACGCGTTTGAGTACTGCGTTAACCAGCGGTACAGCGACAGAAAAAGTCAGGGCGCGTGCCGCTCTTGAGCGCGCACAATCCGGGCTTGCAGCGG